TAATAGTTTTTATTTTCTTTTTTACATTTGGTTTATCTAACTCTTCAGGACAATACAAAGCAAGCTCTCCGTTTTCTTTATTGATTACCAGGAAACCTCCCTTTGTTGTTCCTTCGCTTTCTTCATAACCTGCGAGTTGAGCTAGATAACCAAAAGGATCGTCTTCTCGTAGCGTTCCGTTTTTAAACTTTCTAAAAGCAAAACTAGAAGCTGTTTTTATATCAACAACTTCACCATCTATCTTACAATCCATGTGTCCAGTAACACCAGAAACTTTAACTTCTTTTTGTTCGTCTATGATAGTATGTCCTGCTAATTTAATTAAAAGAAACATGAAAGGTTCGGCCATATGACCAAAGAAAAACTTTATGAAGTTAGGAGAAGAAATAGGAGGAACCTCATCGTCTGATCTTATATCGTACCAAAGCTGTCTTAACGGCCTTCCTACATTACTCATGCGCAATGTGTGTTGATCAGACCTATCTCTAGGTGTAGACCAAGACCTTAATGCATCCATCATAGCAGTACCAAACTCTTGAATATCTTCTTCAGGTATGTTTAAAGACTCTCCATCATTTAAAACTGCGACAGTATCGTATATATCTTGAACAAGTGTATCTAGTTTCTTTTTCATAATGTTATTGATAGTCCTCCTATAATTTCTTGAACAGTGTTTCTATCTATCTTAAACCATTCTCCGTTGTGTTCTTTCACAACCTTTTTAAGTTTGTGTATGGTTTTTTTCTCTGCTTTTCTTCTGTCTTTAAATCTTCTTGCATATAGAAGTCTATAATCCCTATGAGGACTGCTTGTTTGGTAGCTGTTACATCTGTCTTCAGCATCAACTGCCATTCCAATTTTGAGCCACCCATCCCAACAAGGATTATTAATAATATAAACATATCCTTCTGTGGTTTTTTCGTATCCTTCTAAAGCTGCAAAGGCTGCACCTTCAAAAGTTTTAAATCTTCCTGCTTTATGTAGTGGATGTTTTACTGATACATGTTTACCATTAACATACATTCTGTTGGGGTTGCTTTTTGTATTGTTGTTTTTACTACACTTAATACATTGTGTTCTATTCACACTTCTCCATGATAAAGACCAATTAGTATCTGTTAGTTTCACACCACACGTGTTACAATTTTCTTTAATGTGTTTCACTCCAATCATCTCCTATTTTGTATTCGGCATCTAGAGGACACCGAAGATTATAATAATCACCTGCTTCTTTGATTGCTTCTACACCAAGCTGACCAAAGTATTCAGCGTGTGCTTCGTGGACTTCTACTTGCCATTCATCGTGTATGTTAGCAACAAACTTAAAATCTAGGTTTCTTGCGCTGGCTTTATCGTTCAATATAATTAATGCTTTCTTCATAACAACAGCACCACCACCTTGAAGTAAACTGTTTAAAGAGGCGTGTATATGTCTTATAAATATTCGTCTTCCGTCAAGTCCTCTGATGTAACCTTTCGTTGCTGTTTTCGTAACAGTATCTCGAAGTCTTTTAAGTGAAGGCTGATTAGCAAAGAAATGTTTTCTAATGCGCTTGCCATCTGCTTCGCTTCCTCCAACCACTTCTCCGAGTCTTTTATTAGCCGCCCCGTAGATGAGTGCATATATGAATGTCTTTGCCTGATCTCTTGATTGAAGCTGTGCAATTTTTTGATTATAGGTGTGTATGTCTCCATTAATGATCTCATTTGTAAAGTCCTCGTCTTTCATGTAGTGAGCAAGCATTCTTAACTCAAGACTACTTGCATCAATACCTATTAGTTTATATCCTTCTGGCGTAATCCAACACTTTCTGCATTCCTCACCATAAGGACTCTTAATCGATGGAACTTGTGCCATATTAGGCGCTCTATGGCTCATGCGGCCTGTAATTGTTCCGTTGGCTATTACAAACCCATGAACTCTTCCATCGTCTTCAACTGCTTCTATCCAGGACTTGACCTGTGCAACTCTTTTTTGCAAGAGTAGATACTCTGCTATGAGTTGAGCTTCGGGTATGTGCGTAATTTTTTTTAAGATCTTCTCATCAACTTTAGGTTGTCCTGTAGGTGTGAAGTGTTTTGGTTTCCATCCAAAGTCTTGTAAATATTCTCCTATCTGTTTTCTTGAGCCTAGATTAAACTCTTGATACTTCTTTCGCATGAATGTTCTAGGTTTAGGAACTTCAAAGTCTTCTTCCTGTATTCCGTTCACACCTTTTTGAAGAATAATTTCAAGAAATACACGATCATATTCTTCCTTTGTTAATCCACGTTTAGATAATGATCCATCTTTCTTAACATAAGGAGTTACTAATTTATCATCTATCCATTTAGGTTTAAATACTTTATGAACTTCTTCTTCTGCTGTTTGCATCCTCTCTCTTAAATCAGCAAACAACATTTCTGCCTTGTATTCGTCAAACAAAAAACCATTGTTTTCTTGTTGTTTTAATAACTTAGATATTTCTTGCTCAAGCTGAACGCTCTCTTTTGAAAAACCTTTAGCTTCTTTTCTTAATCTACGAAGAACTGCTGTATTTATCTGAACATCTCGCAAGCAACGCTCCAACATCTTAGGAGAATAAACTTTAAATTCTTCAGACTCAAGACTAACTTTACGATACTTAACTCTGTATCCCCACATTTCTAAGCTGTGTCCACCCTCACGAGAAGGATTAAGTAAGCGAGACATGACAAGGGTATCAACTAAAGTTTTATCGCTTAGATCTATTCCACAAAGGTCTTTTATAACAGGGATGTCAAAGCCTAAGATATTGTGGCCTACTAATGTGTCTGCTTTTTGAAGTAACCCAAGACCTGACTCTAGCTGTTGAGGAGCAAACTTATGAATTTTACCAGAGTCAGTGTCTTGAGCAACCATACAGTGAATTTTTGTTGGAGTTAAACTATCTGTTTCTATATCAAAAACTAATTCCATTCTAACACCTCTGAGGAAGCCTCTTCTTCAAACGAGTCAAACACAGGCTCACTTAACCTACCTGTTTCTTTATTATAAAAAAGTTTTGTAGCATAACCTACATCTCCTGTGTATCTAGATTTCAACACTCTTAATACTGTGGTGTTAGCCTCTTCTGGATCGTCTGCTTGTTGGTTTCTTTCCAGCGCTATAACAGAGTCACTTAGTTGTGCTATTGATTGGCTGCCTCTGAGGTGAGAAAGATTAACTTGTATTCCGTTCTCGTGTCCTTTGTTGCCTTCAACCCTTCTTAAATGAGAAACCAGAATTAAACCTGCGCTTGTTTCTTCTACTATAGATCTTAATCTAGTCATAATCGCATCTATTCCTCTACGTTCATCACCCATATGGATAGCGCTTACAAGCATATGTAAATGGTCCATAATTATCCACTTACAATTACAACCAATAATCATAAACCTGAGTTTAGAGAAAATTTCTTCTATGTCGTTTGTTCCAAAATGTGCATGAACCCATAGTTTATTTTTATCTTCTTCATCGGTCAGTATATCAAAGAAGCCATCTAATTCTTCTTTAGAATATTCTTCTCTTACTTGGTCTATATATAGTCTCGCGTTAGCTTCTATAGATAAGATACCATCTACTGTTCTTCTCCAATCTTCTTCTAAAGATATAACACCTACATTATCGCCTGTTTCTTTAAGCAACCAATGCTCTAACTCACGAGTAACGCTAGACTTACCTAAACCTGTGCCTCCTGTTAGCGTTACAAGTTCTCCTTGTCTTAAACCATAAAGCTTTCTGTTAAGTCCTGCAAAAGGATAAGGAACACTCTTCTTCTTTTCTCGTTCATGAAAGGCGCTTCTCCTTTCAGAGATATTCATTACTCCAGCAGGAGTGTAGGTCTTTGCTTTCCAGAAACAATCAGTAAATTTCTTATGTTTGTTCTCTTTGAGCATATCGTTGGCATCTTTGAAGCCGTCAGGTAAAGACATAATTTTTGCCTTTCCTGGTTTTAAAAGTCTTGCGGCTTTCTTAGCCGCTTCCTTACCTTGTTTATCATTATCAAAGCAGATAACAACATTATCAAACTGTTCTAGAAACTCTAGGCTATTCTTTATGTCTCGTTCTGCATTACCTGCACCATCTTTTATAGAAACACAGGCCCACTTCGATCCTGTTAGTTGATAAGCGGCCATTGCATCGCACTCACCTTCGGTGATAGTAATGTATTTCCCACTCTTGAATAATTGCTCACCAAACAAACGAGACTCTGAATGGTTTCCTTCCCAATAAAATTCTTTATCTTTAACTTTCCTTTTTTTTGTAGCGACCTTATCACCATTGTCATTATAATAAGGATACGAATGTTCGGAAATTGAACCATCCAGAGAAGAGAAAACTAGCTTAACTCCGTATTCTCTTGCTGTTTTCTCAGATATTTTTCTGTCTGATAAAGGAGAATAAATAGATGTAGAATCACTATTCAGCTTAGCCTTCGATGTTGAAAGCTCAGTAATCTGATTAGCGCTTGGATTAGCCATATATTTTTTGTAATCTTTTATTCTTGTTTTGCAACTAAAACACCAAGCAGAGCCGTCTGGATTAACACCAAGACATTTTTTATGATTACAAATAGGACAAGTCTTGTGTGTTTCTTTAAAGCCTACATCCTTATTATCGTATTGTTGTTTTTGCAATTTGCGTTTGCTCCTTGAAAGAAAGTTATGTTAAAACAGACCTACCACCCTACCGAAGTTTACCGACCACCCTAGCCATAGGCACTCCTTACCTTTTAGGCTTCACCAGAAGAAAGCATAATAAGAACGCAAAAGAATATCGCTATTGCTTATTATTTTTAGCTTTCAATCCTTGATGAACCATAATTTTGAAAGGAGTTAACTTTCTTCATCTTCAGGAGGAAAGGCATCAGTCTCTTCGATGTCATCCGCAAGATCAGATCCCTCGTTATTGACAATACTCACAAGTTTATTTTCAAAAAATACTTTACTTGCTCTAATTTCGTCTAGATCTAAAGCAGTATTTTCTAAAGTTACAACTGTGTTTGCCTCTTTTTGTGTTAATCTGTGGAGTCTCAGAAATACCGCTTTACCCTCTTCAGGTAACTCATCGATTGTCCAATCAACACCATCAATAGTGACATAAGGTGGTTTTTTTTCTACTTGTTCTTGAATTTCTTCAGCCATTAGAACTCCTCCCCATCAGCAGGTCCACTTCCTTCATACTCAATCAAGTTTAAAACTTGAACTGCTTGTAGTTCCATGAACTTACCATAGTTATTTGTATAGGGCCTGAATTGAACAACAACATCTGAACCATTACCAACGATAGCATCCAAAGGATCTTTATCTGCATCCATTAATTTAGGAGCATCATTAACCATTGTGTTACCTTCGCTATCTGTCCATTCAACAGTTCGCTTCATTGTTAAAGTTTTTTCACCCTCGTCTGTAACACCTATTCTGAAGCCGTCTTGTTCAAACTGTGTTGCAGTTTCGTCATCGACAATCAGAGTAATCGTATACTTCGGAGGAGGAAACCTCGTTTGTGGGGTAGTGATGTTGGCCCACAGTGCTTTTCCACTTACTAAAGACATATATATTTACCTCGCTTATGCTTTATTATTATTATTATTAAATCAAAAAAAAAGAGAAAAGGCATTGTTCATAGGATGTTTATACTCATCCCCCAGGAATAATTTTCATCGGTTTTCTCTGGATCGCCTGTCGTTAATTCTGTCGGCATTTAACTTCCGAACCTTTTCAATTTTAAATACATAGGCCCAATTATAGCATAAAAACTTTTAAAAGTCCACATTTTTATCAGTGCGGTCAGGATTTACATTGCTTAAAATGTGTGAAATGATCTCAACCGTCATGCCGTTTCCTAGCATTTTGAATCTCTGAGTATTGCTGACACCTTCAGTATAGTTATCCTCTACTGTCTGAAGTCTCTCACATTCTAAAGGTGTAAGCTTTCTCCAATTCATTTGCTCTGGTTCTACCACTACGTTATCCTTCTGGACTGTGGTTAAAGCATTAGTCTTATCATCTTTACGAAGCTCTAACATCTGCTTAGTCCTGCCAGCAACAGAACCTTTACCGTCTTGTCTAACTCCGTCAATCTTATATCTTCCTCGCCATGCACCTGTCACAACTTTAGGTTGCGTGTTTCCACCTTGCATTGTAGTAAGAGCAGGTGACTTACCATCAGGTGAGTAGACTCTCTTGATTATGTCATAACCTTTGATGTCTACTGCTGTTCCTACTTGTTTAGGCTTACTAACTAACTGTCTTCTTTTCTTTGTAAGATAGCCTTTTAAATTAGTTCCTTTAAAATAGTTAGCATCCAAACAATAACTCTTGTCTCTTTCACTGACGTATCCATCTTCTAACACATCGCTCAACACTAAGCCTTTATCTTCTGGCTGTGTTACATCTGGGATATTAGTCCAATAGTATCTTTGTCTATTCTGTGCGCTGACTAAAGCACTGTTGATAAGTATAGGTTCAAACCTTACATTACCAAACATATCTTTGAACTCATCAGCTACTTCATCAGAAGTATAACAAGACGATACTTGCTCAGTGATCACATCAAGATACTCTTTCTTCATACGCACATTTTCTAAGAGAAAGTAATTAGGCTTTAGCTCTCGTAACAATCTCACAAACTCAAAGAACAACGCTGATCTTGGATCATCAAAGGCCAGTTGCTTACCAGCAAAAGAGAATCCTTGACATGGTGAACCTGCCAAAAGTAAATCTATATCCTTTGGCAGGTCTTTGGCTACAACACCACAAACATCACCTAACTGTATCGTATCAGGAAAATTCTTTTGAGTTACTTGGATAGCATACTTATCTAACTCACTTGCATAATAGTTATCGTAATTAATACCCAAACGATTAAGGGCTTGTTGACCACAACTCATGCCGTCAAATAAACTCAAGATATTCATACTATTACCTCCTCAGCTTTAGCAATCGCTTGTGCTTTAGTCATCATTATTTTTATTAGAATAGGTTATTTTAGCATAAATCAGCTAAGAATGATAGTTTTTTAAGAATTTTTTTCCAAGTAAAGACACCACTCTGTAGCGTATTTATCAGGTAACTCTAAATCATATCCTCGTGGGCCTAAACCATCTTTCTTGGCATACTTTACGCGCGGACCTCTGGCTCTTTTTCTGCTTCGCCAAGTCTTCTTGTTTCTAAACTTTTTTTCTAGTGCCAGGAATGTTTTACCTTCTTCTGTGTTAGGAACTCTATGCGTAAATTGTGACATATGTTTATTCTCCTTTGTGTATGTCAGTTAATACTGTATCAATATAACTATCTAACGCCATTTTGTTTTTTGCATTTACTTCTGCAGAATTTATTTCATTCAATAAAACTCTAGCTTGTTCGATAGCATAATCAATGGCTTCTAAACTTGCTTGCTTCTCGTGTAAGGTGCAAATGTTATCTAAAGCATTTATTAGATTGTTTACTGTTTGTTCTGTTAGTTCACTCATCTTCTTTCTCCTCTCTAAATGATATATAATA